TAATTTGTCCATGCGAAATTGTATTGTGAATTTCTTGACCCTTGGGGTAATTCCATATATTTGCAATAAATATCAGGTAGTTGAAACGTAAAATACATGTCGCGTACCAAATCAGAAATACGTTGTAATTTAAATCGAACTTGAATGGGCTGGTCATAGGATAGGTTCTGAGGACCATCCATCGCAAAGGTTACGGACTCTTCCGCAAAATGCGAGTATTTTTTATACGCCTTGTAAAAATAAGTAAAATCGGGGTTGCCACTTAGTAATACATTTTGTGCCCCGTAGGCAACTAATGAAAAGAGACCACCACCTGGCATCACTAGTTTTGTATTAGTTAATCTATCGGTCCTTTAGACCTACAGATTGACTAAATTGATTAGAGTTAACGAGAATCCGCCCACCATGTGTCCGTAAGATAGGGTGGACGATCGTTGAGCATCGAACCCTCCATCTTAGAGGATGGTCCCTCGTTCATCAATGTCTGAATCTCTGAAAAGCAGAGTGCATAATTGAAATAGCTCATACGACTCATCATGCCCTTCAAGCAGCCGAACACATCAAATCCTGTGTCATCCACCGATGGAATGAGGGCATGCTTCAAGCTGATACGACGCTGACTAAAGCAGCAAATGTCCTGAAAGTTTTGATAAGGAGCAAATCCTTCAAATGACGCCTTCTTCGTCAAATTGCCGTTAATATAGATCTCCAGTGCATGATCCTTGCATACGATTACCACATGTACCCACTTGGAAACGGGGAAGTTGTCCACTTCCACGAAGTTATTCCATGTCTTATAGGTATTCATGTAGACACGAAGTGTATTGGTATCAGATCGCATGTATACACCGGGTGCCATCAGTGGGAATTGAGAAGAATAGCCCTTATGGAAAATATGTAGCAATCCAAGTTCTTGGCGAAATGTGGAAGGATGTACGTTTAAATAAAAGGCGTAGCTAAATTCAACACCACTGCGCTCATTATCCGATAAATGCGTCGGAATCGAACCAACTACATTTGGATTTTGAGCAATAATACGAGCCTTATCATCCGTCGGGCACGTATGTTCAATTAACACCGTTCGATTGATATGCAGACGATTCAAATATTTATAAATTACTTCAATAAAGATAAATGTTACATAAATGATAAGAACAAGTATCAATGCAAAGATGATCTGCTCCATGATACCGGGCGTACCCTGATTCGATGATTTATTTCCTAAGTTAAATAGACCTGCGTTCGATGCCATCTGTCTCCTTTTAAGAATTTGTATTATTTATTTGGCTCATTTTGTGCTAACGGCGATGGAAACACCTGGTGCAAAAAATGAAGAAAACCAACCTGAAAGAGTGGTAATTGGGCTGGGTCCTGCCATATAATTCTTATAAACGGTGTCAGGATTCAATGCGGCATCATACATGATAGTTGTCGTAATCTGTCCCCCAAATCCTCCATAATTCAGTAATGTTGCGGAATAACCACCTCCATCTACCTTATAATAGGATGGTAGGACACATGATCGTGACAATTTACCATCTAGGTATACATCGACCGTCTTCCCATTAACGGCTACCGTAAGATTCACCCAGCGCTGAAGATCCACTTCGGGCAAATCGCAAATCTGATTGGAACCTAATAACATGGAATCATTCTCTATTACATTATATGTACCGTTCTGTGTGGCAGTATCTAATGAATCTGTGTTTGCTTGACCCACTCCATTGGTTACTGCACGACCCTCTTTCGTATGGAAACGAATATTTAGTTTTGGCTTTCTTCCTCCCAGATAAATGCGGAAGGTATCAAAGTTACGACCTCCTACGCTGATAATGTGCTTAGCAAATCCTTGACGGTATGACCAGTTGTTAATATAAATCCAAGTTGATACCGTAAATTCACCACCTTCATAGAGTGTCGGTAGTTTATCAGACGTGATCACAATGGGTTTTGCAGGGTCAATGTTTGCATTCTGCATAATCGAAATAAGCTCAGATGCATTTTGTGTCTTGGGACCAAACAAATATTGATATAGAAAATACAAGACAATCAATCCTACAAACAAGATAAGATAGGGAATTAGTCTTGCAACAGGCGTTGCGCTGTTGTTGGAACTCATGTTTCTGTCTGATACACGGATAATCTGATAGGATAAATTATCATTATGCGTAGGGTGTACTCCATTGAACTAAGTTGTTCGGTGGCGGTTTTGTTACAGGATTGCACGGTAAACCGGGGGGACATTCTGAAAATAATTTGATAGCGGGAAAGCTCATTTGAATCGAGTTTCCTTCTGTTACCATATTGTTGGTATCAACATATGATACTCTGGTTCGCTCCACTTCTGTAGGGGAAAGGCGTTTTGCATTTACAATGACATGAATCACAGAACCATCCAGGCCTTTATTGCCCACGGATAATGGGCTGCTAATCACAACCGGATAATTCAGTAATCTCTGAGAAGTAACGATCTGATTTTGGAAAATAACATCAAATCGCCGACCCTCCCGTAAAATAGCAATAAACATCCATTTCTGTTTTGGAATCGCCGGCAAATCAATGATTTCATATTTTAGTGCACCCGTATCATTTGTTTGAACTCGAAGACGCGCCGCCGATTCCTCTTTTCCCATTGGTGCCGGTGAAATTTCCAAAAACCAATTATTTTCAACATACATCAACGGGGTATACTGATTCTGATACTTTGAAGTACGATCTCCACCATTTAGTTTAAAGAAACCCATTACTGTGGTTCCATTGCTTCCTAGAATAGACTGTTGTGTCATATCGGCAGTTGCCACAACTCTTTCTTATGGAGCGGCGTCATCTTAGAAAGTACATCCTTATTGTCTGGTCCCAAATAAATATAATAATAGATAATATATATGGTACATAATACCAATACAATTCCAAATAAGATCATCATTGTATCTTCCTATCTATGGATTTGATTTGTAAACCGTATTCTATTCTTGTGGTGCACAGGAGGTTGAACTGGGCATGGCTCCCGCGTCAAAGTCCTTTCCTGTTGCAGGAGCGGGTGTAGCTTCACGAATTTCTGGTGTAGGTAAAACACGTGCCCAGACTTTAAAATTACGTATCTTTGCAATATTTGCCTCGATGCCAGAGGCGGGATATACATCACCTGTTACTGACTTTGGTGGTGAATCAAATGCACGCGTCTTTAATAAATGCCCATTCATATACACCTCTAACGCCTGATCCATCACGACAATACCAAGACGGAATGCCTCTTGTACAGGAGCATTGGATACAATTACATTTTCCATATTATTATCCTTGTTCAGCACCGATACAATCATATCATTGGTATCAGGTAATAGTGCCACGGCTAAATTGTAATTATCTAACACACCTAGCAATAGATCACCTGATGGAGTTGCTTTGACCGTTGCTCCACGACTAAAGAGAACTCGCGGATGCTTTGAGAATTGCAGTGGATTCACAATAAACATATCCATGATCATAGTATATCCTGCCGATATCGTCTGAATCGGTAATGCACTGTTCATAATTTGTCCTGTGTTCCCATTTTTCCAGAAAAGTACTCCATCATCCCCTCCTGGTACGGGAATAATACCGGAACCACCTGGATGCAATCTAAAAATGGGGCGAATAAACCAGTGAACAAATAGTAAAATGATGAAGATAACAATGACAATGGCAAGCGCATAAGCCATTACACGTTTAATCGGGCTAGATTCGCCCGTATTTGATGTGATAGTTGTGTTAAAAACACCCGTAGATGTAAAACCATTCGCTTTCGGCAAAGTATTACCACGAGTTAAATAGCTACCAAAATTCATTCTGATCTCTCCCTCTTTTATAATCTTAATTTTTATGTAATGCGTAAAACACTCCGCCTGTTATGCCTAAAATAATGCCTCCCGTAATAAAACCTTTGATAAAGGAACGATAATCTACCTCGTTCATATCTTCCTTTGTCCAGACGGGTGATCGATTTCGATTTCCTACTTTTTCATAATAGGTAAGGACTTCTTCCATAGACCATTCTGCTTTTCCCAATTGCTTATTGACCTGATTATGAATGTCGATCGTCCATTTAATTAAATCCGTTCGCGAATCAAGAAAGGTTGTAATTGGTTTTTTTGTTAAATGCGCTCGGTAGTGCTCTCGGCATATCGAACAGGGAATTAAATAAGCAAGCGATTCATAAAATTCTTTTGCGCATTTCTTATCGGTGTAGGTGGGGTTCTTTGAATAACCAAGGGCAACAATGTGAATCGTATGCCAGAAAAATGGTCCCCATACACTTGGTGGAAATTGCATTCTACTTAGACTCTTGCTGATTTTACATGATTTTTTTCGACAGTTGAAGATCTAAAGACCGATATACACATACTTTATAAGAGTATTACACTACACTATTATGATAACAATAAACCGGATACAACATTGTACAAATTGTGGATTAAATGGTCATCTTTTTCGAAATTGTCTTTTGCCCGTAACAAGTTATGGACTCATTGCTGTTCGATACAGTGATGATGTGTATCAGCAGTCGATCTATTCAAAATCTTCTACGATTAACAATGGAAATGATTCCATTCAATTTCTACTGATTAAGCGTAAAGACTCCATGTCGTTTGTTGAATTTATTCGAGGAAAATATAGCCATCTTGATGAAGAATACATCTATAAATTGTTGGAGGGGATGACACAGTCCGAACAGGAGCTTCTTCGTACCAAATCATTTAATGAGTTATGGTACACGGTTTGGGGCGAATCATCCGCTGGTCGATCTCATAAAAGTGAGTATGAAATATCCGAACGTCGTTTTGGGATGATTCGTGATCGACTGCCAGCCTGGATTGATCAACATCTTTCCAAGTGGACAGAACCCGAATGGGGGTTTCCGAAAGGGCGCCGTGCACCCTACGAGAACGATATTCATTGTGCCATTCGTGAGTTTCAAGAGGAAACTGGGTTGCAATCCAAGGATTTCTCACTTCTCCAGAATACAAATTGCATCTCCGAGACATTTATTGGATCAAATCAAGTCCACTATTGCCATAAATACTACATTGCAGTATGTCATAAAACAACGGAGGTAGAGATGAATCGTGATAATTTTTACATGGCGCGTGAAGTGGGGGGTATTCAGTGGTTTACATTAGATGAGGCCATGATTAGGATTCGTCCGGATAATATAGAGAAACGAGAGATCCTGTTAAAGGCAGGAAAGATCATGAAACATTTTCATCCCATCCACACGAATCAATAGAGTTGAAATTTATAAATGTTATTATCGTAAATAGTAGCGTTTAAAAATAAAATGAAAATGTAAGTATCATAATAGTATGGCAGAGAACAATGAAGATGATCCATTTAACTTCAATGATCCACTTGCGGAGATAGCAAATGCCTCTTCTGCAGAAAGGGCTGCAAATTCTGTTGTAAATCTGGCGGCGAATACAATTAGTGCGGCTGCAAATAATCAGGAGTCAAATGAGGATGAGTCTCTTACCAATGAGGAGTTACTTAATCTAGCAAATCGCAGTAATCTGCTGACTTCCAATCAACTTGCCACTGTTAGGAGACGAATAGAAGAAAAAGGATTGCGACGTAACCGATCTGCTTCATTCGCGCCTCTAGAAGTCCCTGAACAAATAAATGAGGTAGAACAAATAGATAATGGAGTAGAAGAGGTTCCTGAACAAGTAGATGAAGTTCTTGAAGAGGCTCCTGAACAAGAAGAGGTTCCTGAACAAGTAGATGAAGTTCTTGAAGAGGCTCCTGAACAAGTAGATGAAGTTCTTGAAGAGGCTCCTGAACAAGAAGAGGTAAATGAAGAATTAGAAAATTATAGCACAGAGGATCTGGAAATGGTGTTAAACGATGCAAATACAAATGACGAGATGAGAGCTCGTTTTCAAGCTGAATTCAATCGTCGCCTAAAAAGGTCTATGGCACGCTCTTCTAGATCAAAATCTCGTTATGTAAAACCATCTCTTCCTAATATTCCTGAAGTGAATGAAAATAATGCTCAACTATCATCTCTTCCTGAAGTGAATGCTCGAACACCCTCTATCATTCAACCTGCATCAATAAAAGAAGAGTCGATTGCACCAAAGAATGAGTCTGCTAATCAAACAGAAATGATGCAATATTTTGCTGATCTACCTGAAGATGAGCTTCAGAAAATGGCAAGCAATGTTGACACAGAATATTATTCTATGGCACTCAAGGAATTAAAAGAGAGATTAGAGAAAAAACAGTCGGTTCAGCCAGAGGCATCCATTCAGCCAGAGGCATCCATTCAGCCAGAGGCATCCATTCAGCCAGATGCATCCATTCAGCCAAAGGCATCCATTCAGCCAAAGGCATCCATTCAGCCAAAGGCATCCATTCAGCCA